CAATTTATCTTTTATTTTTCGATACTTGTCAAGTGTATCTAAACTTTCATCAGTTTTCATTAATTCCTTTAAAAAATCTGCACCACCACTAAACCCTTTATCATCATATGTTTTTTGTAAGTATAATAATACATCCACAAAATGAATACTAATACTTTGACTTTGCATAGCTTGCATAGCTTGCATAGGCCATACTATCGTGGTTGAATGCCCTGTAGATTTGGCTAGTTCATCTATTAGATCACTTAGATCACGAATATCGACATTTGAAAGAAAACTTCTGATAGTTCCGATAGTAGATGATTCAATATAGTATATTGAAAAATAATTAACAGTTCCATCTACATGTTTTCTGAATAAACAAACACAATTATTTCCAATAATTTGGTAATAACATAAATTGGATGGTTGTAATTTAACATGGTTAGTGATTTCTTGTATATCAATAGCTAATGAGTTGATAACACTAAATGCTCGCTCAGAATTAGGATCAGCAACAATGTGTTTACCTTTTAACGAAGTTAAATTATCTTCTATTTTTTTCAAATGGGATCTTGCCAATAATGTTGCGATTGATTCTGATTTATGAACTTGTCCACCTACACTAGCATCATGAATTCTACTAATTAATGGCCCTAATATACTAGTTTTGAAAACAGTGATATTTTCTATTATCTTTAGTTGAGCATTCAGAATAGTTTTCATGTTTTCGACTGAATTTAAATATTCTACGTCCAATTCACCTTTCTTCAATATTCTGTACAATTTTTGCGAATTAGCATTACTATATGATTGGTTTGTTTCAATCATTCTTCCATATAAGCTACACAATCGATCACCTGTTGCATTTACAACACTATTTGCAAAAGGTGCGATCAATGAATTTGCTACATTCCATCCTGTATTGCACTGTTCCCAGTCTCCGCTTCTTTTCAAATCAAGTAAAAACGCAAAAATAATATCTAATGCCTGTGTATGACTACATCCAAATGGATTTATTAATTTATCATACATATCTATAATAAAATTCCAAATATTTAATGTTTTTCCACCATCAGGTAATGGGGGATTAACGATACTTGCAATTGTACTACCGTTATATACACCATTTAAAACATAAATCAGTTCGGATATATATTTTACACCAGGTCCCGAAGTATGATTAACATCAAAATCAGCAGTACATGTTGCTGTAGATTGACCTGTTTTTTTAATACGAACATGTAGTGAAAACAAAAAACGATTATTTTGCTCATATTTATATGGTTGGCCAAATTGTGTTCTAGGCATTAATTCTACGGTTAAGGAAACTCCGTGTATCTCTTTTTTTGTAAAAATATTACTTGAATAGGTTAATTTATTACCAGGGAAAAAATATGATTCGCGACCTGGTATGTGATCCAAACTAGTCGCAGAATCCGCAATATTCGCAGGCGTTAGTAAATTGAAGACATAATCAAATGATTTCATTGTTCTTTTGATACTTCGACCTAAATTGGAATCTACACAAAAGAAACGCGGGGTTGTTCGATTTAGACTGGGATTTAGAGTGGGAAAATTTGTTGGAGGAAAATAAAAATTCAAAATAAACAGACCTATCAATTCTCTTTTTTTATTATCATAATTATCCCAACTATCGCCACTATCCATATCTAAATCCAATATGGAACATGTATCTGCATATAGTGATTTACCCGCATTTAATATATCTTGATCAGTTGGTGGTGAAGCCCCCTTTGAAATTTCATTCAGAATTTGTTTATATGTCAAGAAAACTCGTGTACCCACCTTCAATTCATTCTTGTATTTATCCTCAAAATAATCTATTGTTTGTTCTTCCAACGCTGAAATAGATGTTATTTTATCCGAACTAAGTATTTTTACATTTTCAATATAATCACTACCGTTAGATTGTGGCGCCAAAAGTTTAATATTCTTAACAACTCGTTCGCGAATAGATGCTTCAGCATACCATTCTATTCTATCGCTCTGTTTTACCATATCATGTCCAGTATCACAAATTGCCGCCAAATTTGTTATTTTTGTTCTTTCGGTTCCGTCAATACTTATGCTATTTGGAAATATAGGTGGTTGTGCAGCCATATCTATTATTATATTGAATACTAATACGAATAGTAATAGTAAAACCTAGAATATCCCGATATATTTATTGGAAAAAAATATACATAAACCGTTTGAAACACAACTATTCATATGCAATCCACACTCCCCAATAAGAAACCCTATCCCAAGAACACAGTATCTATAGACGAAAAACACACTGAAATGCTCGATCATTTTCATAAAGTCGAGACCGAAGATATACCTCAGCTAAAACTGGATATAGTTGGATTGAAAAGTTCGATCAGGTCGTTAGACGAAGACCAAGTCGAACAATATTTAAATATCCGCGACCAAATTGACGCAAAAAAGGCCGAAATACGGGCGCTCAAATCCCAGAAAAAACGGTATTTCTTGGACAATGCAACATATATCTTCGATTATTTCGAGGAAAAGAAACAGATCTCTTCTGGCGAAATAAAAACGGTCAATGTCCTCCACTCCTTCTTCAAAGTCCGGTCCAAGAATCCGGATCGGGTGGATCCCGATAAATACACTCAATCCAAGAAAGTATATGAGCAATTCTGGAAAAACGTATCCAATGAGTTCATCAATCCACAGGACTATATCAATGCATCTGACGTATGTCAGAGTTGTCATAAGGGCGAGTTAGTACCTCAGGATGAAGAGGGAATTCTAATCTGCAACAATAACCAGTGTGGTAAGTTCATAACCTATATCGTAGACAGCTCTAAACCCAATAACAAGGAACCGCCGAATGAAGTGTCCTATACGGCCTATATTCGCCTAAATCATTTCAAGGAGATCTTGTCGCAATTTCAGGCGAAAGAGACTACACAAATACCGGAGGAGGTTATCGAGGCTATTCGCGCGCGAATAAAAAAAGAGCGTATTAAAGACCTTTCTATCCTAAACTATACCAAGATGCGCGAGATTTTGCGGAAACTGGGGCTAAACAAATATTTCGAACATATTCAATATATCAATTCGATGTTTGGTATCAAACCGCCCGTTATGAGTGAGGAGCTACACGAAACCCTGTGTGTACTCTTTATTGAGATTCAGAAACCGTGGGCTACACACTGCCCTCCCGATCGTACTAATTTCTTTAATTATACGTATACGTTGTATCAGTTGTGTGTTTTATTAGACCAGACACAGTATTTGCCTTATATTCCATTAATGAAGGATCAACAGAAACAGAAATCAACGGATTTAATATGGAAGAAAGTGTGTAATGACTTGGACTGGTGCTTCTTTCCGACGATTTAATGTATAACCTAGATTGTATGTAAAATCTATGTTATATTGCGTTGAACATGGAGTGTGGTTATAGACCTCCAGGGAATCCGACCAGGTTGGCGCCAATACCGAAGCCGGCACCACCGCGGGCGGAACCAGCCATCGAAGGAACGAAGACATCCAATACGCTAAAGGTGGCGGCGGCGGTCAAGGCGATAATAACCACCTCCTCCACTTTGAGAGATTGCTTGGGGATGGCATAAGCAGCGATGGCTACCATAAGACCTTCGACAAGATATTTAATGGCGCGTTTTACGAATTCACTGATATCAAAGACGTTGCTCATTATATAATATATATTATACTCTATAAAAAAATGGGAGGATAGATTCTTACAAACTATAGTAGAATCATGGAGAAATAGATTCTTGTAAACTATAGTAGAATCATGGAGAAATAGATTCTTACAAACTATAGTAGAATCATGGAGAAATAGATTCTTGTAAACTATAGTAGAATCATGGAGAAATAGATTCTTGTAAACTATAGTAGAATCATGGAGAAATAGATTCTTGCAAACTATAGTAGAATCATGGAGAAATAGATTCTTGTAAAAAACGGCTTAAACCACAATCGATATACATACTCATACAATCGCTAAATGTCCGGATTCGAGAGAAAAGTAGGCCCCGACGGA